CTCCCTTCGTGCTTCGCAGCACGAAAAAAGTCCACCTAACCTAGTTCCCTAACAGAGAACTAGGAAGGCGAGGTCCCTTTGAGCTGATTATTAGTCAGTCTCCGGGGACACTTGGACTCTCCCTCAGGCCAGTTGTTTAGGCTGGTCCGACCACCGCCCTAAAGGGGTGATCTCCACCCAAGTTTTGTGCTAATCGACTTGGGGCGACCGAAACGCTCCAGGTGGTTACTCATCACTACGGGTGGCAAACCCATAGGGTCCCTTTCAAGGGGGACAGAGGTGCGATCGACCTTCCAAGGTTGATTAGACCTCATCCAGTCGTCGGTATCCAATCTGAGCAAACACTTGAGGAGGGCACCAGGCCCCTCCAGATGGTCAGGAGGAGGCGTGGCCTTCACTACATAACCCCTGACTAGGGGGCTATGTAGGTCCGGGTGTACTTTCTGGGTTTCAAAGCCCAAGAAGCTCACCTTACCCAACACAGGAGAAGTCGGCAAAACGGTTGGAAAATGCTTGAGGATCAACCCAAGCTTAACATCCAACCATTTGCAAGTCTTCCAGTAACCACTCAAATAGAGTTGGTTCCGGAGACTCACAGCCGAAAAGACTTCTGTGGCGTCTCGCCGATGTGTAGGAAAGACTTGCCGGACACGAGTCAAACTGACATCGTCTCCATTAAAGTACTCCCTACCACAAGACTCTCTGAACTTTCCAGTCCAGAAAGACTTGTCCAGACCTACTCGAGCACCGAAATGTTCGAGGGTCTGCACAACGGTGAGCACATGATCTGAGGGAACGATTAAATCGTCCCCAAAGACACGCACCGAGCCGGCAAAAGCCCTAAGGCTATGCCGGTTTAACGATGTGTTGAGCGACTTCTGGATCCCGAGAAAGATCAAGGTCGTAAAGACCATGGCCTCCATCGGAAAACAGAGCGCTGAACCCATAGACGCAAACTTCGCAAGACGAATTACTTCGCCATTGGGAAGTTCCGCCCGCCGAGAACGTGAAGCATCGACAGCCTCAAACAAATGAGGCCACCGACGCAGCATGGCTCGAACGAGCTGATTCGAAACTCTATCGGAAGCGTCACTCATGTCGAGTGTAGCAGTTCTCTGATCAAGAGATCCGCTATGAGCAAGAGCCCTATTGGGTTCCTGATCATCGAAACCGATAACCTTCGACAGGAAGTCATCCCTGTAGAAGTGCTCGAGAAAACAGCGAAGAACCCCTTGCTGCATATACTGCATGCAGGTGGGTTCCATAGCTATTACTCGGGGAGTTTTAAGCGTCTTAGGAACCAAGGTTACCTTTACAGGAATCTCGGAACCGGGTTCGAGGATGTTAACTCTATCCAAGTGCTCGCTAAAGCGGGCATTCGGAAGGAGGTGCTGATCCATCGGAAAGATGGATTGAAGCCGTGTGGTCCAGACCGATTGATTATATTTCTGATTTCCAGAGATACGATCAGCGGTTGATCCTGGACGATGCTTAGGAACGACTCGTCCATAATAGATATCTCTATCTATCTGGGTAAAGAGTCGACCAAACAGCAAATTCGACATTTCAGTAAAATCAGTGAGATCTCTCTCACTGAGATTACTGTCGAATTCACGAACATCCTTCTCACACTCAATGTAGTTCTGAATCGCCGCAGCATTCCTTGCTGATGAGCAAGGAAGCTGCATCTTGCCAAACATCAACGTTAGTTGACGTAAGGCTTGAATAGAGGCGAGACAGGGCTCATCGAGCAACACACCGCTATCCCTATCGAACACACGGGAGAAGAAACCTCCGAGAAATCGGGGGAGACTTCCTCCTCGGTCGCAAGCGAACGAGGAGTGGATTCCCACCTTCCCTTGGTCAAGCCATTTTTGGATGGCCTTTCCAAGCGAGGGTAGAGTTATCGTCAAAAACGATAACCCCTCATGTTCGATACGAGAAGAGACGGTATTAATGTCTCTTCTGGCGCTAGTGCAGCACAAGCTGGCAGATTCCTCCGCCAGCTGGGACCAGAGTGACATCAGGCTTTTCACTAGCCCTCCTATACAGGGGGTAACTAGATCCATAGCCCATGTCGCTCACGGTTAGCAGCTATGGTACGTTATACGTACCATATTCACGAAGTCACTCCGCCATTCCGTAATGACATTATCATTTACGTGAAGGGATAGGAGTGCAATTATGAGCTGCGGAAGAGCACTAGGAAGACAGGTGATAAGCCAGTCTTCTGCGTACTCAACCGACGCATACCAAGGAAGGTGAGCAAAGACGAATGCCCGACACAAGTCGAGTGTCGTCAATGCAACCTCCTCGATATGCTCAGACATAATTGAACGCTTGCTCCTTCCAAATGGAGTAAGTGCTTCGTGCTGCTAAACACCACCGAGTGACTATCCTTTCGGATAGAAGCCCACTCTCGACACATTAAGCACTCCTTCCGGAGGCCTAATGAAAGAGAGCGTTGATGGTCCGAGTCGCAACAGCGAAGGTGACGCACAAAAAGACAAGCGTTTTATAGCTAATCTTGATGTGAACGTCAAGTTCATTGTGAGACTCATCATCATCATGGCCACCAGAAGTAAACGTTATCAGATTCCGAAGAAAAGAAAAAGTGGTATTACTACCACCTACCTTGACTTCAGCGTCTGCTTCCGTCGACTCCTGGTGCTCGCTACGATTCACCACCAAGCAACTTGGTGATGACCGCATCCGAAGAAGCAGTAAACAGGGTTTTAAAGCCTGTATAAACTGCCATGACGTCGGACGTAACATAGCCAGCGGGCGGAAGGTCGAACACGACGTAACACGCCATGCTCACCTTCACGTTTTCCGCTGGCTTGAACGGATCCGTCGTCATCTTCGAGTGGTCAATCCGCAAGAGACGTCTTGCACGACCCTGCTTCACGAGGGCGTGGTTGACGGACATCTTGACGAGACCATCACCAGAAGTATAGGCACTCTCAGATCCTGACGAGAAAATTCTCGGCAGAGAAATGGGAGTGCCACTAATGGTGATGGACTGTGGATCGGTAAGAGCCATGGGCATCACTCCTAGGGCTGAGGTCTTCAGCCCCTATTGGCGTTTGACTAGTGAAAGTACATCTATTACCGCAATCGACTTAAGCCGAGAGCGGCAATAATGGCTTTCTGAGTACTCGAAAGAGCACTCAGATCTACGCCGAACCCAAAGGGCGTGGCTCTTCTCCTTAACTTCCTTTCGGAAGTTAGCACTATAGGAGGAGGGCCACCGGAGAATTTACTCCCGGCCCGAAGGCCGAGATCTCCGACGAAGGTATAGGTATCACGGACAATAGAATGTTCCATGATATAACCATACCTGAGTACAAGACCGTATTGACTGTGAGCATTGACGTTATGTATCATATCGCCAGTACTCGTAAACCAGTCTACAGCCCAGCTCCACGGTGCAATTGACCAAAGAGTGTCGGGATTCAGGTCTAGGCCTAAAACTTGCCTAGCCTTGGAAAGTACACTACCATATTCCCAGGGCACAAAAGTCCTAGGAATGTGATAAGTGAACATCCCAGAAAACCAACGCTCAACGGAAGTCTCGCGACTTCTAATCACTTGCCCGTAGTGTCCAGGTACAATTGAACCATTGCCCCAGCATAGTTGAAGAGCCACATAACTAGGCCCTCCAACAAACTGCTGACTGGCAACAGTGGTCTCATTGTACGTGGCTTCAATAGGAAACGACATCCTCCGGCGAACTCCCTTACCACTGTCTCGCATAAGCTGATCAAACAGCTTGTCGAAACGCGTGATGCCATGAACGAAATTCTTGACATCACTAAGTAATGGGAGCCACCCGAACTCGTAGTTGAGATATTCGTCTCCCGCGTTCTTAGCGCGAAACGTCTTATCTCGCCACAGAGTATGACCTAACAAGTGCGGTAGGCCATCTCTGTAAGCCTCGAGTAGGGCAACAGCAGTTGTTGCCACTGGATTCGTCGGAGCACTGAGGGCTATAGCTTTCGTTCCCCAAAAGTTGAGTTCGGTATCACTCGAACTCGCATAAGGGGGAAACGTCCAGCTATGGTTCCAGGGAACTTGAATCGGTCCACAATAAGTGTACCGACTCTCGCGCCCTGAACCTCCAAATAGGAAGTCCCCAGGTTCCCACGGCCATTCAATGGTTACATCAGGACCGATAAGGCCTGATGACCACTGCTTGGACGTGGTGAAATCCCCGCCCACGTCACCCTCAAACTGATATTTCTTCAGCTTGTGGATTTCGTGGTTCTCGGATTCAGTTTCCTGAATCCCTTGAAGCCGCTCCCAAAAGAGAGGATCGCTCCACGTTCTCCATTTGTTAGGGGATGGAACGACGTAAGATCCGTCGGCCGTCCGTCTAACATCTAGAAACGCGGTAGCTTTTGTGGCTGCACCGTAAGGTACAGCCCTACGTCTCTTAAGGGACACAGACAGGAGCTCCTTTCGGTCCTAGAGGTGCAACACCTCTAATTCCCAACCAACAATGGCCCCTACCGGGAAGGTAAGGTACACCATAGGTTGGGGGATGTACTGCACTGCGCCGGGGGCCCCTCGCGG